GTACGAGCTGCCCGCCGCCTATATACAGGGCAGTGTGGTGGACGTGATTCAAGAGCACATCCCCGCGCTCAAGTCCCGCGCCGGTCGCGAGATCGACGCTGCCGGTCACATCCTCGAAGCCATGCCTCAGCATGTCCCCGCGCATGTTGCCCGTGTAAGTGCAGCTGAGCGGAACTCCGGCTTTCTTAAACGCGGATATCACCAGACTGCTGCAGTCGTAGTCAGGCCCCCAGCGGTTGGCCTGGTCGTAGCCGTGGCTGTCGTCCGCCGCTATCTCCAGTGCGCGGGTCACGGCGTTGTCAATGATTCCCATGATGTTCCTCCTCATGTCACTGTCGTAAATCTTGAGAGCAGCCACCCTGTCGGGTCTACGCTCTCACGTGCGTCTTCCGTCAGTAAGCCGCTGTCGGTCTTATCGTCGTCAGGCATCACTCGTCACCTCCGTCCATCCATATACGCCGGGTTCCCATACATTGTTGTCTATCGTGCTTATCCATATCTTTCCGTTGTGCTTGACCTTGTCGCCCTTGGCGTAGGGGTTAGTGCTGCTCGGCTGCTCCCAATCGGGTATCTCACCCGGCGTGGGTATCAGTACCTTTGCCCAAAGCGACGGTGCATCCGTGGGTGTCCATGTGCTCTGCGATGTGTGAGCTTGCAGACATTTATAAAGTACGCCGCCGTACGTTACTCTGTCGCCTGCGGCATAACTTATGCCATCGCCGCACCACGCAGGAAAAATGATAGGAACAGTCAGCGCCTGTTCATCCGTCAGCATCGCTCCCGCGCCGTTAATAGCCGCGCGGAGCTTCTGCGCATTACTGAGATAGCTCATGTGCTGCCCTCCTCTTCATCTTCATCGGTCACGCCCAATGCTGCGAGAGCGGCGCGCATGTCCTCAACTTCAGCAGAGCTACCTCCCTGCTTGATCTCGGCAATACGGGTCAAACACCGTTCTGCTCTCTCTTCAATGGTCATGTCGTTACCTCCAACGCGTTTTCGATGGCGGTCAATGCCGCTTCATACTGCGCATTCTGCGCAGTTACATACGCCGCCTGCGCCGCATAAGCCTCGCCCAAGTCCTTCCATGGGGAAACCATCTCCCCGCGGAACATCTCGCCGTTGGGCTTTACCCACGTCTCGCCCGCCGGGACAAGGCGGAAACTCTCTATCCACTCATCGCACTTGCCGTCGAATTCATTCGTCTCTATTGCCCTGCGTCCCTCTGCTTCGCAGACGTAACATTTATAGTCGCTGTCTAAGTAGATTGTCATGCTGCGCCCCCTCTCATTCAAGCCAGACTTTAGTAATCGTACATGAATGTACTATATAGCTATAAAATACATCCGTTACATACGCAAGAACGTAACCATTAGTCACATTGTCTATTGATAATGTTAAAGTTTGATTGTCTTCAATCGTGGTGGTAGCTACTTTGGCTGTGAACTGTGGGTTTGCGTTATACCAAGGATTCAATGTTTCAAGATTTGTAGTATTAACTGCGATGCCCCAACTTTTACCACCAGACATGGTTTTAAATGTCATCTTTAGAGTTGTATAGCCGGCAATATCGATCCTGTTCTTAGTGAATATGCACCATGTTCGCGAGATTTCGCCCGCGGACTGATCAACGCTGTAGTTATATCGGATTGCATCGCTATCGACCGAAAAGGTAACACTACCCTTGTGTCCGCTATTATCCCAACCGCCAGTCAACGATGTAACATCGCCGCCATTTGAACCGTCGAACAGCACGAGCTCATACGCCAGCGTCACGTTCTCTACCTGTCCCTCGGTCGTTATCTTTACGGCCACGCTTTTACTCTGGCTTCCCTTGACCGCCTTGACCGTCCACGTTCCGGCGGAGGGGATAATAAACATCGCCTTGCCGGTGGTGTCTTTTGCCGTCAGCGTCTTTGAACCGTTGGTACATGTTACAGTCGAACCTGATGGGTAAGTCACGCCGATCACAGCATAGACGGCGGCGACGGTGACGATCCCGGTCGTGAATACACCCTCTCCGACGGCGGTCTGGGCGGATGCCGAGGGAATTACAGTCTTCGCCGCTTGAACTGGCAGCTGCTTCGTTGCGGACTTAGTCCCGGCGGCGACTACGCCCGCGGCCTGTGTGGCCGAGGCGGTGATCTTCCCAGCAGCGTCGACCGTTATCGCGGGCGTGGCCTGCGTAACGTCGGCAAGGGCGCCGGTCTTGATCTGCTTGTCTCCGGCATAGAACTTTTTACCGCTGCGTACATCTGCGGCCTGCGCGTTGGCGAGGGCAAGCTTTGAGTTAGTCAGTCCCCCGCCGCCCATGATGCCGTTGCCGAATATCTCGCTCATGCTGTCACCTCCGTGATGCTCACCTGCACGGTGATTGCCGCAGTGGGTTTATCTCCGACTGCATAAGCGGTGATAGTTCCGGCGTTGTTGCCAAATACAAGGCCGTAGCCGCCATCCATTGCTCCGTTCATAACAGTGGTGTCGGGATCAATGTCAATACGGCTATTCGCTGTGGTGCCGTTGATTGTGACCGTCTGCGAGTACGGTGATGCGCTGCCCGTCCACGATGCGACCGGCAGCGTGACTGTTGCCGTTTTTATCGCGGGAGCTGCGCCGACCATCTCGGGGGTGTAATCCCCGTTTGCTGGCACCACGGTGCCACTGCGTCCGTTGAACGTTATCACGCCGCCGCCAGCCGCTGCAGCGGCCTGCTGCGCCCAATACTTTGAATTATTGTTGTGGGTTTCGTCGGAAGCAGGTACGGCCTGTCCGCCTCTGGTTCCAACTGCCCATGCTTCGCTGTCCTGTGCGGACTTCTCGGCATTCTCCTTGGACTCAGTCGCCGAAGCAGCGGCGGCGCTTGCCGTCTGCGCGTTGGCGGCGGCGAGTTGCTGACTTGCTGCCGCCGCCTCAGCGGAAGCCTGCGCTGCCGAGGCGCTTTGGCTGCTGTTTTGCGCTGAAGCTGCGCTGCCGCTCTCGGATATGGCAGCTTGCGCTGCTGAGGCTGCTGCCGCCTGTTTCGACTCCTCGGCGGCAGTTTTGGCGTCGGTCGCCTGAGTTGCTGACTGCGCAGCCGCCTGAGCGTATTCGTTTGCTTTTTGTATGTCAGGGATTGCTTTGACTATCTCAGCAAGGGTTTCTGCCAGAACGTTGAAATAATCCGAGCTTTCAATCTCGCCATCGCTCACCGCGCTTGCTTCAACCGCGAGCACCCATGCAAAGCTTGAAAGCTTTTCGGCGCTCTGCGTGTAAAATTCGAGCTCGATATACACGTCCCCGCTCACGGTCAGTGCCTGTGCTGCAAGCTGGATCGTGGCGACGTTGCCGCTCATCGTGACCGCTGCCGCCTTGTTCTCGGTCGTGTCATACCAGCCTATAGTTCCGTCGGGCTTCCGGTACCTTACAGCGGCGAGCACACCCGTCGGGGGTGTCCATGGCTGCGACCCCTCCAGCAATGTGGCAGAGATAAAGCGGCTCTGCTGGTCGGCCTGTTTTGCATAAACCAGCGTCGCCACGTTGGGTTGAAGCAGGTCAACCGTTATCTGAGATGTTACTTTCATCTTTCGCCTCCTGTGCAGGTCGCGACTCCTCGGCTATAATCTGATCGAGCATCATCATGCAGCCGAGCATTTTATCGATGTTGCCTCTGCCGCGCACGTCGATTTCTTCGAGTGTCCGGCGGACGGCCTTGAGTCTTTCTTCCCGTTTCATGCCGTCACCCTCTCAAGAACGACGTTCGTATAGTTGGGTTTCAGTCCGCGCTGAACCGATACAGCTGATGTGAATCCGTCGTACGTGCGTGTGCGGTCGTCATTCATCTTTATGTCAAGATGCCCGCTCGTGAGGTAGAGGATCGCATCGGTGAATGTGCCTACAAACTCTATGGACAGCTTGTTTTCCTCGATTTGCCCGTAGAGTTTAAGTTCAAAAGATTTTCCGGCTGTTTCTACTGTCATAATTTCTCCTTTCGGGGATTATTCCCACATAACAACATTGTGTGATATCCCGTTAATCGATAGTGTCCCTAAATAGCAGTCATGCCCGCCGATGCCGAGTGCGCCAGCCGCCAGAGAATTAACGCTGATATAATTGCTGCTGATATTTCCGCCGTTGCACTGCCCGTATGCGGTGGTCCCGCGAGAGACATAACCGCTGAGTGTTGAGTCGTTGTTTCCCGGGGCAACTGTGTCATATGCGAGATTGCCGCCACTGCCGCCGGAGAGTGTATAGTCTCCAACTTGATTCCCCTCGATGTAGCCCGCTCCGGTTTCTTCGGCCTCGGTCAGGATGCTGGAGGCGTAGACGCTGCCGGTGAACTTGCCGCTGGTGGCAGTGAGATTGCCGTATTTGTCAACCTTGAATGCGCCTTTGCCGAGCGCTATGCCGTCAAGCCCGACATACACACCGTCATGCGTTGTGTCGTCGAGCGCCGTCATGCCGTTTCTGAGTGAGCTCGCGGAGAGCGTGAACCCCCCCACAGTGACATTCTCCGAGGATAGCGCGCCCGCCTGTATAAAGTCGGCAACGATCTTACCGTCCTGCGTGATTGCTGTCCCGAACGGCCCGTTATAGCCCTTGGAGCTGTACCCGAGGCCGCCGAGGTTGAAGCGCCAAACGTTGGTTGCGGTCAGCACATCGTCAGTGTCCATGATGGAAAAGCCCATTGGCTTTCCGTCGGAGTTGAACTGAAAGACGAAGTTGCCGCCCTTGGCGCCCGTGATGAGCTGCGTCGCGTTGGCTATTGCCTTGCCTGTCTCGGTGCGGAGGTCAATAGCGGTTTGCTCGACCGCCTGAGCGTTGCTGTATATGGTGTCAGCAATGTTCGCGCGGATGTCACCGATGTTGATTAAAGTGTACCTGTCGCGCAGCACATCGTACTCGGTCTCTGTTACCTTGGCTGTGGTCTCAATGCCGAGCTTCTCATAAATGACCGTGACGGTATCGCACAGCTTGATCATTTCGGGCGGCGCTGCTGAATCCATCAATCTGGCAATGTCTTGATAGCTCAGTGAGATGGAGACGGTCGGTATTCCTAAATTGTTGTCGTTGATATAGCTCTGCGCTCTGAGAATAAGCTGCTGCGCGGTTGGCGGGCTGTCGAAGTCTCCCGAGACGTCCAGCATGAGGATGTTGATGAAGTCAAATGTGCCGGGGACAGCTACAATTTTGTCGGGCAGCTGGGTTATCTCTCCGGTCTCGCTGTCGACGTAATACGGATATACCCCGGTGTACATCTTGGAAATGTTCTCCTCCTGCCGGAGGTCTATAAGGTTTTTCCCGTAGCGTATGACTACGCCGCGGTTCTGCCCGCGTGACGTAAGCAGCTGCGTGAGGAAGTGTGTGAAGAAGAATTCGCCGCGGTACGTGTCGAGTACGCTGCCCTCAGTACCGCCCAGCAGGGCGCGCATCGATGTCGGGACAGTTACTGTCATGTTTGCCGTGGTGACCTTATCCGTGGTGAAGACGAACGGATTTGATACCACCGCATGGCTCTTGAGCTGCTTCATCGCATCGGCAGCATTAGCGGCTGTGAACGGTGTCACGGGAATGCCGCTCTGATCGTATGAAATGTGGCGTGCCTGAACCTCTATAAGCCCGCTCAGTGGTCGGCTTATGTTGTATATACGGAAAGGTTCTTGCCCGCCGTATGGTGTGACCTGCGCATAGATCAGGCGGCGATTTATGATCTCCTTATAGTGCAGCCCGTCTATCGGGTACTGCATAGTCAATTCATACTCGCCGTTGCGCTGTTCTCTGACCCTGCACTCAGCAGCATCATTAAGGATTCCCATGCCGTTGGTGTTGAATGTCTGCGCCGTGGATTCAAATAATTTCGGCTTCACAGCGTCCACCACCTCGGTACAATGTCAAGAGCCGTCACGCCGCCGGTGAATGATATTGCCGATTCTCCGGGCAGCAGCACCGGAAACTCAGCAGCTGAGATATCACCGTTGAGGTTGCTGCTGCCGAGGTACGCATTTTGCGTCAGTGAGTCTAATATCATCCCGCTCGTGATCTTGCTGAGCGCCACCGTCCGGCCGCCGACAGTGACGGTACCGTTGCCCGAGCCTGTCACGGTGATTTGGGGACGTGCTGCGAAACCGTGGCTGTTTATCATCTTGCCGGCGCCGGTAAAATGCACCGGGTTCTGACCGTCAATGAGGAAGCGGCACGGCTGACAGTTGAACTCTATCGTGGCTCTGCCAAAGTTGTTGAATATATTTTCGAAATTTACCGGCCCTTGGAAGTAGGCATACCGGAAGCAATTGACATCATAGCTGTCGATGAGTTTGCAGTAGCCCTCCGGAGCCATCAGCCACGCCGCTATCCGGCGGGCGAGCGCAGGGAGCCCGCCGTGGAACTCCCCGCTCACGTAGATGTCATAGGGCTGCGTATAATTCTCGAAGCTGTCTTCGGCGCGCACGATGTCGCCGTTGCGTCCGGGGATGGATATGCTTTCAAGCTTACGCGCCGGGTATATTCGCTCGGGGTAATGCTCTACAATGACGTGAAGATCATCGGAGCTTTTGCCATTCCAGAAAATCACGCAAACACGCTCGCTTTCTTGCTGTAAGCATTCTCTATCTTGTACATGATCGCCTCCGCGAGCTCGTTAACGTCCTGCCCCGGCGCGGCGTTGACGACGATGTTTACTCCGCCGTAGTTAGTCGTCTGAGTCGCTCCCGCTCCAGTTGTGCCCTCGATTTGCATCCGCATACCGGAAGTTGCCGCCATGAGCGCATCCTCTACGCGGTAGGCGTTCGCATCGATGCCGCGTGCAAGGACGGTCATCATATCGGGCATCCATTTTTCATAATTGCGCAGCGGCCCCACGTCCGGGCGCGAGAAGTGGAGAAAACTCGATATAGTATTTGCGACGTTTGCCACGGTGTTTTTGAGGTTGTTCCACATATCAAGGATACCGTTGATGAACCCCTGAATGAGGTCGCGCCCCCAGCCAATGGCCGCCTGCGGGAGCTGCCTGATGAAGTTCACCGCTGCGCTAAAACCGTTAACGATGGTTGTTTTGATGCTGCCGACTTTTGAAGCAATAGCATTCCTTATGTTCTCAAAGGTTTGTACGGCATTATCTTTGAAGTTGATGACCGCCGTTTTGCAGGTGTTATA